GAAGTATTCATTGATAGTGCCACTTTAAGAGAAAATGTTGTTTCTCTTGCACGAAATGTTGGTTATGTTCCTACTTCAAGAAAAGCAGCAAGATCTACAATTTCCTTTTTCGTTGATACTAGTGGTTTTACTAATGCACCTTCTTCTTTAACATTGCAAGCAGGTACAGTTGCTACCACTACTTTATTTGGAGGTGAAAGTTTTGTATTTGCAGTTCCTTCATCTATTACAGTTCCTGTTGCTAATAACGTTGCAAATTTCGATAATGTCGTAATTTATGAAGGAACTCGTGTTACTCAAACCTTTACTGTTGATGCATATACTCCAAATCAGCGATTTTTACTTGATAATGCCGGAATTGACACCTCTTTATTGAAAGTATCGGTAAAATCGAACATTAATGCTACTAGTTCTGATAGTTATTACCTTGCTGATAGCTTATTTGACCTAGATTCTACCTCAAAAGTCTTCTTTATTCAAGAAGTAGATGATGAAAGATATGAATTAATCTTTGGTGATGGTATTTTTGGCAAAAAACTTGAAGAACCCAATCATATTATAGCAACTTATACTGTTTCAAATGGTGCAGATGCTAATAATATCGGTTCTTTGAATTTTAGTGGATCAATAATAGACGATTCTTCAAGAGCAGTTACTGAAGGGATTTCCTTAATTACAGTAAATACTTCTTCACATTCCGGTGCTGCTATTGAAAGTGTAGAATCAATTAAAAAATATGGCACTAGAATCTATGCATCTAGAAATAGAGCAGTAACCGCAGGAGACTATGAAGCATTAATTCCTATAATTTATCCTGAAACGGAATCGGTTTCTGCTTATGGTGGTGAAACATTAAATCCACCACAATTTGGAAAGGTTTTCGTCAGTATTAAACCAACTAATGACCGATATCTTTCAAATTTAATTAAAGATAATATTAGAAGAGATCTTCAACAGTATAGTGTTGCTGGCATTGTCCCACAGATTATTGATTTAAAATATCTTTATATAGAAACTAACTCAAATGTTTATTATAATCCCAATGCAGCTCCTTCTGCAGAAACAGTAAAAACTTTAATTTCTACAAATATTGATGCATATGCGAATTCAACCGAATTAAATAAATTTGGTGCAAGATTTAAATATAGTCAATATTTGAATATAATTGATCAAAGTCACCAATCAGTCACTTCTAATATTACAACTGTTATTATGAGGAGAGATTTAAGAGCAGTCTTAAATACTTTTGCAGATTATGAAGTATGTTATGGCAATAGATTCCATATTGCAGATATGAGGGGATATAATATTAAATCATCAGGATTTACAGTTAGTGGAGTTAGTGGTACTGTTTATTTGGGTGATATTCCAGATTCTGATGGTCAAACTGGGGTTGTCAATCTCTTTAAACTAGATTCTCCAACTCAACCACAAATTGTGAGGAGGAATATTGGCACTATTGATTATGTTAAGGGTGAAATTATCTTACATCCTATTAATATAATATCTACTGTGATTGACAAAGGAACTCCATTGATTGAAATAGAAGCAGTTCCCTATTCTAATGATGTTATTGGATTACAGGATCTTTATTTACAACTAGATACTAATAACACCAAGATTTATATGTGGCCAGATCAAATTTCATCTGGTGCAGAGATATCTGGAACTAATCACAAAGTATCATCAAGCTATTCAAACGGAGTCTTTGTAAGATAAGATATGTCAGAAACTAGAGTTAAAATCCAGTCTATTGTTGAGAATCAACTCCCAAATTTTCTTGCGGAAGAAAATCCTCTTCTGGTCGATTTTTTAAAACAATATTATATCTCTCAAGAATATCCTGGTGCTGCATCTGATCTTATACAAAATATTGATAAAAATATCAAATTAGATGAGATTTTTAATTCAGTTAATTCATGTTTATTAGCTGAAGATGTTGATTATGGTGATACAACTATTAGAGTAAGTACTTCTACTGATAAAGAAGGTAATATTTTACTAGGAACAAAGGGATTTCCTGATAGATATGGACTAATTAAGATTGATGATGAGATAATTACATATACACATAAAACGGATAACAGTTTTGAAGGATGTGTAAGAGGATTTAGTGGTGTAACTTCATATTCTAAGCCAAATAATCCTGAAGAACTTGTTTTTTCTAACTCTAATATTGCACAACATACTTTAGAGACTTTTAAAGGAGCACCAACAGGTCCAATTGTTTATAACTTAAGCATATTATTTTTAGAGGAATTTTTAAATAAGTTAAAATTACAATTTCTTCCAGGATTTGCAGAAAGAACATTAGATTCTAGTTTAAATAAAAATATTTTTATTAAGCAATCAAAGGATTTTTATTCATCAAAGGGAACTGATAGATCTTTTGAAATTCTTTTTGGTGCATTATATGGAGAAAAGGTAGAAGTTATTAAACCTCGTGATTATTTGTTTAGACCTTCTGATGCAGGTTGGAGAAGGACTAAGGATGTAGTTGTTGAGAAGGTCTCTGGAGATCCTCTTCATCTTTTAAATAACACTTTATATCAAGATGCAGACCCACAATATGATATTACAGAGGCTTATGGATCTGTTACTGATGTAGAAAAAATATCTATTGGAAATACTGAATATTATAAGTTAAGTTTTGATGCAGATTTCAGTAAAGATTCAGTTCTTCAGGGTGGTGTTTATGGATCTTTTACAAATCATGCAAAAACTTTAGTAATAACCCCCGTTTCTATTGGAGCTTCGGTAATTGATGTAGATTCAACAGTTGGATTTGCACATTCAGGGGAATTAATTGTAAATTATGATGGTGGAACTACTGGAATAGTATCTTATAGTTCAAAATCAATAACTCAATTCTTTGGAATTGCTAGTACTGCAATACAAGTTGCTATTGGTACAGCATCTCCTGTTAGAGTAAATGCAGAAGCTTATGGTTATGGTGGTATAGGTGTAACTAATCCAGTTAAAGTTAGAATAGGAGCAGTTCTTGATGAAGTTGTAATTCCAGAAAAAACATATTTCTTCTCCAAGGGTGATACTGCAAAAATTAAAACTTTAGGAATTTCTTCTCATACAGTTAGAAGAGATAATTGGATTGGTAATATTGCTAATACTTTTGATGTTGATTCATTTAAATTGATAGATGTTTCCGATTATACTTATGAAATAACCACTTATGATAAGCATAACTTTAGAATTGGTGATAGTGGTCAAGTAACAGAGAATGATGTTGTAAAAAAAGATTGTGAAATTACTAGTGTTTCTTCGGATTATATATTTTCTATTAAAGGACAGGGACAGTTATTCTCTGGTTCTACCTATACTATTCAGAGAAAACTTTTAAAAGTAGAATCAACAGTATATCCTTATCTGAATAAGTATAATGCTAATATTCAAAATACATATACCAATTATTCTAATGAACTTTTAGTTGCTTCACCATCTCTTCCCTTTTATAATGATCAATATATTGATCCTTATAGTAGAAGACTTACACTTAGTGGTTCTTATAGTGGAACACTGATAAATGTACTTGCCAATGATCCTGATGCACCAGAAGATCATGGTTTCTATACTGGAGATAGAATTTATTATAAACCATATGTGGTTGAATCGTCATATGTGGATAATGATGGATTTACCCGAACAGATACCTCTACTAGTAAATTCCCAGAATTAGATGAAGGTCTTTATTTTGTTAACAGAGTAAATTCTTCATCATTAAATTTAGCAAAAAGTCCTTCAAATCTTGCTAGTGGTGATTATATTTCAGTATCTGGAATTGTAACTTCTAATTCTATTATAGACTATAGTTTTGCTAATAAGGAACTAGAAGCACAGAATATTTTAAAAGAAATAAAAACTCCTGTTAATAGGAGTAAAAATTATCCAACAGAACCAGGAAAGACTGGTGTGCTGGTTAATGGTGTTGAAATTTTAAATTATAAATCCGCAGATACTTTATATTATGGAATTATTGAAGATATTGAAGTTGATGCACCGGGAACAGACTATGATATTATAAATCCACCAAGTTTGGATATTACTGATTCTACAGGAATTGCTGCAACTGGTATTTGTGCAGTAAAGGGAACTCTTGATAGAATAGAAGTTATTAATGGTGGATTTGATTATGTAGATAGTCCTTTTATTACTATTAGTGGTGGAAATGGTAAGGGTGCTGCTGCTGATGTTAATTTAAGATCTATTGAGCATAGTGTTACATTTGACACTACCAATCAAGGAAGCAGTGGAGATGTGTTTATTCAGGCTGGTAGTGCTACTACAAGCTTAATAGGATTCTCTACTTACCATAAGTTTAGAGATTATGAAAAAGTTGTATATAAAACCAATAAGCAAACTGCTTTAAGTGGACTTACCACCGATGCATCTTATCACGTATCTGTTGTTAATGCTTCAACTATTAGACTTCATCAAAGAGAACAAGATGCAATATCAGGAATTAATACAGTTTACATTAGTGATTATGGGGTGGGGACTCAACAAATTAAATCATCCATAAAGAAAAATATAATTTCAGATATTACTCTTGTAGATGGTGGAGAAGGTTATGAAAATAAAAAGAGAACTGCTAAAACTACTGGAATTAGCACAGCACTTGATAGAATCAATATAGAGTCTCATGGTTATCAAACTGGAGAAACTCTTACTTATGCAACAACTGGCAATGCAATTGAGGGTCTTAATACATCCCTAGAATATTTGGTTAAAAGAGTAAATGCAGATTCGTTTAAACTTGCTCCTGTTGGATTAGGTACTACATCAAAAACTGAATATCTTGATAGCGAACAATATATTGATTTGAAATCTATAGGAAGTGGAGTACATTCCTTTAATTATCCAACTATCTCAGTTACTGTTACTGGAAGTATTGGGGTTTCTACTTTAGCTAATCAAAATTTCCATGCTCAATTACAACCAATTTTTAGAGGTAGTATTGAATCGGTTCATTTAACTGACAAGGGAAGTAAATATGGATCTGATAGTATTATCAATTATAATAGACAACCTGTTTTTACTTTAAGAAGTGGTAAAAATGCTGAAACAACGGTTATTGCTAGTAATGGACAAATACAAGAAGTTTTAGTTAATAAGGGAGGATCTGGATATAATACTCCTCCAACTCTCACTTTAAAAGGAAATGGAAATTATGCTAAACTTACTCCAGTAGTTGAGAGTGGTGTACTTAAAAAAGTAAATGTAATATATGGTGGAAGTGGATACGATAATAGTTCAACTTTAGATATAGAAGCAGCCGGAAAGGATTGTAAGTTAAGAGCCAATATTCAAAGATGGACAGTAAACCTTTTCCAAAAATATCTTAAGACATTTACTCCTGATGATGGAGTTATTACAGTATCAGATAGGGATAATTATGGATTAGAATATTGTCACTTATATGCACCTAGAAGGCTTAGAGAGTCTGTATATGTAAGGGATGCCGAAGGTGATATTCAGTATGGTGTTCCTGATCTTATAACTTTAAATAATCAAGAACAATCATCTAAATTCCACTCTCCTATTATTGGATATGCATATGATGGAAATCCAATATATGGACCTTATGGATATAATACTCCTGAGGGTGGAATTGCTAGAGCGATGGAATCTGGATATGAATCAGTTGTTAAAGAGAATCGTCCTCCCCTTTCAAATTTCCCTCAAGGATTCTTTAATGAAGATTTTGCTTTTAAAAATTCAGGAGATCTTGATGAGCATAATGGAAGATTTGCTATAACACCTGAATTTCCTAATGGTGTTTATGCATATTTTACAACTATTAATAGGGGAAATACTGATACTGATGGTTCATTTAAAAATTATTTCCAACCAGAGTTTCCATATGTTATTGGAACCTGTTTCTATTCTGAGCCAATCGCATTCAATTCTAGTGATTCAGCAAACCAACAAGATTATGATTTAAATACTCATAACTGGTTTAGAAATAGTTTAAATTATAAGTTTAAACTATCCAATAGTTCTTATGATTTTGTTAAGGATCCTGATAGAATTAAGAACCAAACAGTAAATATTGATTATACTTCGGATGGTGGTGTTCAAACTGTTGGTATTATAACAGGTGGTAAAAATTATAATATGGGTGATAGGGTTTTATTTAATAATTCTCTAACTGGTGGTGTTAATGCATCGGCTAAAGTTGATAGGTTATTTGGTAAGAATATTACTGCTCTAAGTGTTGCTACAACTTCATTCTCTTCTGTAGAATTTGCGACTCTTGATGGTATTGGAAATATCGTTGGATTTACAACTTCTCCTCACGGATTAAAAAATGGAGAATTAATGAGTATTTCTGGGCTGAGTTCTGCCTTTGCTCACCTTGATACAAAGGACTCATATTATTTGGGAATAAGGACTGATAATTTTGTAACTACATTAGGAATTGGAAGCACTAATACAACTGGATTAACTACTTATTTCTATACTACTGGATTCTTAGATTTCCCTTATATTAGAGAGAATGATATCTTAGGAATAGGTAATACTGAGAAAGTTAAAGTTCTTAATATTGATAAAATTGGAAAAAGGATTAGAGTTAGAAGAGCTGTTGATGGAACTGTAGGTTTTGCATATAGTGCATCTACTCTTCTTAAAGAAAATCCAAGAAAGTTTACTGTTAATACTGGATTAAAGACAGATTATAGTTATTCTGCGAATAGAGAAATTTATTTTGATCCTAATGAATCTGTTGGTATTGGAACATCGGCAATTGCTGGAATTGGATCAACTGCAACATTCTCAATGCCAGGTATTGGAGCAACTCAACTATTTGTTCCATATAGCCAAATTTACATTCCTAACCATGGATTGAAAACGGGAGATAAGGTTAGATATTCAACTCACGGTGGAACTGGAATAGGATGTTGGCATCCAATTACTGGAATTACCTCAGGGACTACTTTTGCATTACCAGAAGGGCAAGATTTATATATTGCTAATTTTGCAAGAGATTATATTGGAATTTCAACTGTTAAAGTTGGATTGGGAACTACTGGAGTATTTGTGGGAGTTGGTTCAACAACTACACAACGTTTACCATATTTTAAAAACTTTGGTATAGGTGATTATCATAGTTTCACTACTAAGAAAGATCTTGTTATAAGTGGTGAAATCGGACAAAATATTGTTACTGTTTCTACTGCTTCTACTCATGGTTTGAGTTTAGGAGATAATGTTCAATTTACTGCACTTCCTAAAGATACCGAAACTATAATTGTTAAGTATAATGATTCTAATAGAAGAGCAGTATTTAGACCACAAACTTGGGTTGCTGGTAGTGTTGATACTTCAAAGGATACAATTACTATTTCTAATCATGGTTTAAGTAAAGGGGAGAAAGTTGTTTATACGTCTTCAACACCTTCTGGTGGTTTATTAAATGAAGGCATTTATTATGTTCTCCCTTATACATCAAGTAAGATTAGACTTTGTGCAACTAGGTATGATTTAAATTTAAATATTCCAAATTATATTAATATTACTAGTGCTAAGGCAGGAACTATATCATTAATCAACCCACAACTTGATATCTATAAAAATAAAGTTGTTAAGTTTAATTTAAGTGATTCTTCATTAGCATCTAAGATAGGACTTACTACATATTCAGCATTTGCTCTTAATTTCTATACGGATCCTAATTTTGAATTTGAATTTGAATCAACTGGAACTTCCAGTGATTTTGAAGTTGTTAAAGCTGGTACAGTAGGACTTTCAGGAGATGCTGCGGTTTCAATATTCTTAAATGATAATGTTCCTGAGAATCTTTATTATAAATTAGATCTTGTAAATGAAGATCTAATTGCAGATGTTAAGAAGGAAATAATAATTGATACTGATGTATTTAATTACAACCAAATTAATTTAGTTGATAGTAAGTATACAGGATCTCATAGAGTTATAGGACTGGGTACAACTACCTTTAAGTTTAATATACCAAATTATCCAGAAGCAAATTCTTATAGTTCATCTACAGCCAATCTTTATTATACTACCAAATCTTCAACTGCTTATGGTGCAATTAATTCGGTTGAAGTTCTTAATTCTGGAAAAGGATATGAATATACTCCTGGAGTTAGTACCATATCTTCGGCATATGGAAAGGATGCTATATTAGAGATTGATAGTCTTTCAATTGGACAAATTGAAAAAACTACTATTGAAGATATTGGATTTGATTATCCTACAGATTATACATTAAGTCCTTCTCTTAATCTTCCAGAGATTCTTACAATGGAACCTCTGACATCGTTTAATCGTATTGGTATTACATCTGGAGGTAAAAATTATCTAACTGATCCTGATTTGGTGGTCTTAGATGGATATACTGGAAAAGTGGTTGATGATGTAATTCTTGACTACAAAGTTGGATCAACTCAAGTTAAGATACTTCAGAATACTTATGGAATGCATAATGTTCTTCCAACTATTATTCCAACTAAGAATTCAAATGGAATTGGCATTAATACAATAACTTATAGTACTAGTTCTCCTGGTATTGTAACTGCGGGGATTAATACTGGATTCAGTGATATTTTCCCAATTGCAGTAGGTGATAAAGTATTCATTGAAAATACAAGTGTAGGGGTTGGATCAACTAGTAAAGGATATAACTCAGATGCATATAATTACAAGTTATTCTCTGTTACTGCTGTTGATGAAAATCTAGGTGGATCTAAGGGATCAGTAACTTATGATATGTCTCCTGTATTGGATACCAACGAATATCCTGGAATATATAATCCTTCTTCTTTTGGTAGGATAATCCCTCAAAAAGATTTCCCAATTTTTGATATTCAACTTCAGTCAAATGATTACTTTATAGGAGAAAAAGTTGCTTCTCCTTCTGGTGAAGGAATTGTTGAGACTTGGAATAATAAAGTTGAAAATCTTAAAGTTAGATCAAGTAGTGATTTCAAAGTTGGAGATATTGTAACTGGTGAAACTTCACGCACTAAGGGAGTTGTTAAGAAAAAAATTGATTTTGATTCTTATATAAAATTAGGGTCTACTTCAAATGTTAATAAGGGATGGATATATGATACCGGTATTTTGAATAATAATGTTCAAAGATTACCTGATAATAATTATTACCAATATTTCTCTTATTCTTTAAAATCTAAAATTCCTTATGAGACTTGGGATGAGCCAGTTAATTCATTAAACCATGCTTCAGGATTCTTAAAATTCTCTGATCTAATTATCGAATCAGAAGCATTTGGTGGTGTTGGTATTGCAACTACATCCACTAATATTGATATTACTGCTGATCTGGAAGGTGAAGGAGATATCAACTGTGTTTATACATTTGATTTAGCATCTGAAGAAACTTCTGTATTAGGAACTGCATTAGTTTCTAATGAGATTGTTTTCCAGAATAGAGTATTAAGTGATTATTATGAATCTGTTGGAAATAGGGTTCTTTTAATTGATGACTTTAGTGATTCATTTAATCATAAACCTAGATCAACTCCATTTTCTATTATTAGTGCTGATAGATTAGCCGTAACAAGAGCAAGAAAGTTCTTTACGTATGTAAGAGATAGTAGATATACGCAGGAAAGACAAGTCCTTGTAGTGGCTTTATTACATGACGGAGTTAATGGATTCCTTAACCAGTATGGTAGGGTTGAGACACATCCAGACTTAGGTTCCTTTGATTGGAATGTAAGTGGAACTGAAGGAAGACTCCTATTCTACCCCATTAAGTCCAAATATAATAATTATGATGTTACTTATGTTGCACACGATTTAAACCCCTTCACGACTGGTATAGGCAGCACTGCGCTTGGAAGTATAGTCCATATTAACTCTCACCATACTGCGATCTCTAATGGAAGTAGTAGTGCAACTACTATTGTTGGAATTGCATCTACTTATCGTTCTTCTAAGGTTATTGTTGAGATTGGAGCAGATGATGGTTCTTATTATGAATTTGATGAACTCAACCTTATTCATGATGGATCAACTGTTGATATGGTTGAATATGGTCAATTATCTGATAATAATTTAAGTCCTTATAGTGTAGGTGGATTAGGAACTTATTATTCTTACATTGATGGATCTAGAATAAAAATTGACTTTACTCCTGATTCTGCTGTTGGTGTAGCACATAGTGTAAGTGCTCTTAGTGTTTCTATTGCTAGTAGCACTTCAACTGCTACTGGGGTAGGAACTGCGACGGAATTAAGCACTGGACTTTTAGATTCTTGGTATACATCTATTGCTGCTTCAGGAACACCTGGTATAAACACAATTGCAGAGTATCATGCCGATTCTCATGGTGCTTATTATGTCGTTCAATTAGAGGACACAACTAATAAGAGATATGAGATGTGTGAAGTTGTTGCTTGTGATGATGGTGATTATAATGCTTTAACTGAATATGGTAATGTTCAATTACATACTACTGGTTTAGGGACTATTGGCGCAAATATTGATGGTTCCAATAGAAAGCATTTAACCTTTATTCCTAATCATAACATTAAGGTTCAGGTAAGAGTCTTCCAGAATGTTTTAAGTCTAGTTAAGGATGATGTTGATAATACTACTATTGATCTTCAAACTGGATCAATAAATTCAGCTTATG